CAACCGTGCCTGTATCTAAACCACCCGCATTATCTCCTGCTACCCAAGAAGAATCAATTTGTTTAGTTAATGCTGTTGCTACTGCTTGACCCGATCCGTCGTCAAAATTAAAATTACCAGCGGTAAAATTAATATCATGATCTGAATCAGATGCATTGTTAGCAATGGTAACTGGTTTGTTTAGGTAGGATATACCTTTTAAAGAAGTTGAGGCACTCATTTCATTTGATGATTTCCAGGAATTTGAACCGTTGCAAATTAATCGTATAACACCGTATGAATCTTTTATTTCTTTTTGTGTTGCACCATCAATTGTATCTGTTCCGTTTCTTTGAACAATAATTTTATTTGTAGAATCAACAGAACCTGATTCATCAATAACAATAATTTCTGCTCCTGCTTGGACAGTTGAAGCTGCAGGAAGTGAAAATGTTCTAGCTGCAGACATAGTTCCTATTTGAGCAACGACCTTATCTGTAGCTAAAATAGTATAATTTGCATCATCGACGGTAACTCTTCTGTCAATAGATAAATTTGCTCTTCCTTCAGCTTTATTTGCTGAACCTAAAAAGGTAACAATATCTGCTGAATATTGAGCTTCGATTTTTGCTAATAACTGAGCTATTGTGACTTTTTTATCAACACTAGACTCATTCAAATGTAAATACGCAGCATCTAGGATTGTTCCTGTTTTCGCTGGTAAACCTGCGACTTTAATATTTGCCATAATTTTCTAACTAATTTTAAAATTAATACTAAAAGCTTTAATATTTGCTGCTGTAGCACCAGATATAGGAATAGTTCCATCAGCATTAGCAGTTCCAAATGTTAAAGTATTATTGTTTATTATTTTTGTTGATGCAGCTGCAGATGTCGGCTTATCAGCAAAACCTAAAACATAGTCATCTAAATTTGTGCTATCAAAAGCAACAATAAATGAAAAATGACCATCTTTTGTTAATCCTGTTCCTACACCGTTAACAACTTCTACCATATCATTTGTAAACTTACTCCATAATCCTAAAACATTAAATATAAAATTTAAATGATTTAATGCATAATTTCCATCTAAACTTCCGTTTTGTTTTAGTTCATCTGTTGGCTCTAATTTGTTACTTCCACCTTGCCTAGTTTCAGTAGCATCATTAGTTGCCCATTCTATTGTATTATCTGGTTTTACCGACATAATATTAAATAATTAATTATTGATAAACTAAATTCGCTAATCCTCCATCAGTAATATTTTGATCTTCGTCGTAGCAACCTAAAATTGCTCCTGTATCTGTGACCAAAGTATCTCCTGTGTCAGTTATTAAATCTAAATTTTCCACAACTCCAAATTCTCTTCCACCGAAAATAGTTTGGAGTTTATTACTTCTAACTCCTGATTCATAATCAACAACAAATTGCGATCCTGCATCATCTACAAGATCGTCTCCTGAATCAGTTTGTAAATTCGCTTGTGTAGTTTCAATCTCTGTTGCAATAAATGGAACTTGACCATCTGATGCGTAAATTAAAACTGCAACTCCTGCGGCCGACAATCTATCAATTGTTGTTTTGATATTTGTTGGCAATGTTTCTCCATTTGTATAAATAGTATAAGCAGCAGGAGGATTATCTGAATAAACAACTTTAGTAGCATTTGTAACTATAGTTAAAATTTCAACAATATCTTCTACAAAAGCTCTAGAAGTATTCTTAAATATTTTTAAAGTTAAAGCTGAACGATAATCAGCATCATTTCTACCGTTTCTTCCTTCTACAATAATATGACCAATTAAATCTAATTGTTTTCCTGACGAATTGGTTATATTTAAAATAACTTTCAAATCAGCAAATACAGTATCTAATTCATCAAAAGCACTAGCAGCAACCTGGAGAACTTTATTAAAATTCTCTGATGATTTAAATTGCTCAATATTTAATTGTTTTATATTATCGTAAATGCTCATTATAATGTAACGTCAATTCTACTTAAATCAAATAAAGGTTTTTCCTTTATTGAACAATTAATATTAGAAGCACCATAAGTTGGTGTTCCTCCTGCTGTTGCAGTTGAAGCAATAGTTATTGTAGCAGATCCTATACCTTCAATTTCATACAAAGGCTTATAGAATTTTTGTGTTACAATAACATCTCCTATGTTAAAATAATCTTCAGCAAATTCTAATATTGATTCTTTTATTGCAGCTTCACCATCAGCAGGGAAGTCTTCCTCGTTGTTATAAGAATCAATAATAACTTTGACCCACATATATAAATTACTAGGCCTTGAAAACTTAATATTATGAGGAATATCTTGATTGTCTTTAACTTCTACAGTAATATCTCCATGAGATTTTATTCCTGCGACTTTCATTTGGAATAACTTAGCAGCAATATTTGCATTAGAACCACCTTCAGCAACAGTTTCAAAAGATTTAGCAGGAATATTATCTGAATCAGTAACTAAACTATCATTCTCATATACTCTACAATAATTTACTCCAGGAACTTCATCTAATATTTTTGCTCTAATAGCGTCAACAAAATTAAATCCTGCAACTGCGATGTCTTGTTGTGTTCTTAATCTTAATTCTTGATCTGTTTCAATTTCTCTTCCAGTTTCTCCTGCATAATAGTTTCTTACAGAATCTAAACCAGAAATTGCAGTTGAAATTGTATCAATAGTTTCAGCAGCAATTTCGTTTTTACCTACTTCTAAAGCTGTAACTTCTATTTGAGATTGAACTTTACCGACAGTCATTTTAGAATCTGCTGTAATGTCATAAATATCATTTTTATCAGTAGCTTCAATTGTCATTAAGCCAGATCCTTCGTCAGTTATGGTTAAACCAATTGCAGCAGCTTCAACAACAGCTTTTAATCCTGCTACAATTTCATCAGCTGTAGCTGTTCCATCAGAAACATAAGAATAAGTATTACCGTCAATATAAAAACGATATGTTGCGTTATTACTTACGGTTGTAACTGTTATTTGAATCCAATTACATTCACCTTGTGTAATAAATTTATCTTCTGATGTTTTAAATATTAATCCTGTTGAAGACTGTTTGACTTGAGTATTTGAAGGAATAGAAGTAGCATTATCTCCTCTAAAGCTTACATTAGAACTTGATGCAGAAGCTCCTTTTTTATCTATACCTACTAAGGAGACAGCATTTTCCAATGGAACTCCAGATGCCGTATTTCTATTTAACGAATTATAAGTGTCTTCTGCAGTTTGCCATAAGGAATCTGCCATAGATCCAATAAGACCTATTAAAATGGAATTAGGTGAATCTTCACTTAAATCTGAATCTTGACCAAATTGTGTTTTCCATTCATTTTCTAAATCACTTATAATTTGTTCATTTGTTTTTCTAACAAAACCGTTAGTTGTAACACCGTAAGCCATGAACTAATTAAATTGAATTTCTAAATAATTAAATTTTAAAACAAAACTTTTTCAAAGTACAACCAAATTCTCGGTTATTACTGAGTTGTTTATTGAAACTATATTGACTGAATATTGAACTTCACGCTTATTTTCATCATAATCAATAGAACTTTCAACTATTTCTCTAACCCCTTCTACGTCTAAAATTTGTTCTCTTAATATACTTTCAATAATATTAAGATCTAAATTTTTGCTTCCTAATATGTCTTCAAAATATGGAAGACCGTGTTCAGAGTTTAAAAACCATTCATCTTTAAAGAATTTTAATCTCATCCTAAGTCTTTGTGCTATTTCTTCATTAGTATTACTGCCTGAAACAATAGCTAATCTTTTATTACTAAAATAAAGATCATTGTTAGAATCTAATGCAAATGTGCTCATAATATCATAATAAATTAAGTTACAGGACCAGTATTAGAAGGACCAGAAGTTACACCAGTATGAGTATGAAGATTATAAGAACTATTATTTATTTTTACATCTCCGTTTAATTTTATTTCAGGAGCTTCTACTTTTATTTCAGTAGAACCGTTTAATTTTATTTCAGGAGCTTCTACTTTTATTTCAGTAGAACTATTTAATTTTATTTCAGTAGAACCTATTATATTAATAGTAGTGCTACTAACATCTATTTCTGAAGAAGGTTTTAATTTTACTTCTGAACCGTCATATTTAATAAGTAAATCAGTATTATTAGCAGCAGGAGATGTTTTACTAAAAGGATTTAATCCTAATAAAGCAATAGCATCTGTTAAATTATTTTGTCTAGGATCATCTGGAGTAACTTGTTCTCCATTTGAAAGCCACTCTTCTAAACTTTTTTCAGAAAATACTAATAAAACTGTGTCATTAACATTGACAGGAAATGTAATAGAAGCGCCACCAGAAGCAGGATGCACTACTGGAACATTATATATTGCAGGAAGCTCAATAACCTCTCCATCGTTATATTTTTGATTTAAAGCGGGTTGAACTTTTGCTTTTTGTTTCGTATAATCATATTCTAATATTTTTGCAGGCATACAAATATGCATATCAGCAATTTTATTAGCAATAATAATATTTAATAATTCTATATTTCTTATTGTCATTTTTGTATTGCTTCAATTTGACATAACCAGTTATTATCTTCAGTATCGCCATTAAATTTAACTGACTTTACTAAAAATATTCCATCTACTTCAGAACTTTGAACTTTAATTAAATTCTTTGGCTGAATAGAAGGAATAATTAAACTATTTATTTTCCATCCATCTATTAATTTATTTTCTTTAGTTTTTGTTTTCACAGATTTTTCTTTAAATCTTTTTGGCTTATCTATCAATCCTGTTTCAGGAGATAAAAACTGAGCTATTACTTGTTTATTGCTTTCATTTGGCTTAGTTATTATCAAAACATTATTTGCTATTGTCCATTGATAACCTATTCTTGTTAAAATAATATCTAATGCAGTTCCAGGAGCTCCTATAAATGAAAAACCTTGTTTATAAATATAATTAGGAAGTAGTGAATAGTCACTTTTAGCTAAATTCAATTCTCCTACAATTTTTTCTATTATTTGTTTAGTATTAGAATTTTCTGCAAATGAAAGAGATAATTTTTTACTTGTTAAAGGAATATAACCATCTTTTAAAGTGATTTTAGTAATAACATCGAATCCGTTAAAATCATGCTCATATTCAACAACGTTTCCTATAAATAAAGTGCTTAATTCTTTTCCGTCATATCCTATTTTTAATATTACAGAAACATCTTTTTGCTCTAATAAACCAATAGTTTCTTCTGATAAATTATAAATATTAATTTTTCCTGTATTAGTTTCTTTATTATCATCCATATCTATATCAAAAGAAATTCTAACACCATCTAATAGCTTACCGTCTGT